CCCTAGAGACAAGAGGGTTTTTGAGGTCCTCTAGCCTTTGGAAGCTCTTAAATAGAGCGCCGTATCCCTCCAGCACATCTGTGCGATGCACCGGGACCGGGACCAACGACCGATATTCAAATCGTTGGAGATTCTTGTTCCATCTCTCGATGGAACAATGTCCCAGATAGGAGATACGACCAAGGCCAGCACTATCTTCAGGTACGCAAGGCAATTTCCCTACGACCCTTTCAATGCAATTAAGCATGAAAGAGGAAGTCTGCCAGTAACCCTTTTTGTAAAAGGAGTTAGCGGTAGCTATCCACGAGATAATATGCTTGGCTTGCTGTCTGTTCTTAGGACGAACTTGTCGTAGATACGTAGGTGTTACCTCGTACCCACAATAAGCGTCGACACCACACGACTCTCGGAAGCTTCCGCTCACGAAAGTCTTATTGGTATTTACCTTGCAATTGTACTTTCGCAGGTAATCAAGAACAGTCATCGCGTTCGACGACGGGACGATTATATCGTCACCGTAGACGTAAACCTCTCTACTTACTCGAAAGCAGTTAGAGTAGGTCACAGGAAGGTTATGCACCCTAAGCAAAGCCATTACACATAATGTGTAAAAGTACATGGCCTCGATAGGGAAACACAGAGCACTACCCATTGAAGCAAATTTGCTGAGGGGTCCGATAATTCGGCCATCAGGCAACTCTGCTCTAGTTGATCGACATGCGTTGATCGAGTCCTGAAGATCAGGATTCGAACGAAACATCTCTAACGCAAGTGACAGAGGAACTCTATCACTGGCATCAGAGAGATCAATCGTTGCTAATTGACCAGTCGATGAACCATCAATCGCAAGACGCTGGTTAATACTCTGATCAGTAAAATTTACATGACCAGATGTCATCCAGTGTGACTCGATTGTTCTATATAGAACATCCCGAATCCCTTGCTGTACAAACTGCATACAACAAGGCTCGATAGCGATGATGCGGGGACTTTTGAGAGTCTTCGGGACTGGAACGACCCTAACGGGACGTTCATCAGTCTCTGGGACGATCGTTACTAATTTGAGCTCCGTCGCGGTGTCTGGTATACCCAAAGGGTACCCATTATCAACGAGCGGAAAATACGGCTCAAGACGATCATACCAAAACTGCCATAGAAACTTCTGATTTCCAGAAATTCCTTCTGCAGTGGCTCCAGGGCCGTGTTTAGGGTGACATTGTTCAAGAGAAATTCCCCGAACAAGATTGCCCCATAACACAGAAGAGACGCTTTTAAAATAAGCAATCTCTCCGTCTTGGAGTGAAAATTCTTCAAAAGATCGCTCAATATCGGCGAAAGACTGAAGAGCGAGCGCTGTCCTCTCTGGAGAGCACTCAACCTCAATTTTCTTGAAGAGTAGGCAAATCTGCCTAACTGATTCAACAATACTGGGGAAATCTTCATCATAGTCGTTAATCCTTCCTGTCTCATGGTCGAAGATTAGACTGATCATACCCTTCAAAAATGAAGGGATTGATCCGACTTTCCGGAAACCCTGGAAAGAAGTTGAGTCTATATACCCATTTGCCAGGCTTCTTTCGAAGTCCCGACAAAAATTGGGTAGGGTAATCGTCAAAAACGAAAAACCCTCTTCTTCGACCCGTG